TTATTGTGTAACTAAATCTTTTTTTAATATAGCGTTTATCTCTGCTTCATTGTTGAATTCTCTAGTTAAACTATTCACGTATCTTTGCTCGCTTTCCATATCATCATCCATAATAAATGTGAGATTTTCTTTATTAAACCATGCATGAGCTACATAAGATCTAATGTTAAATAGCGCTTGAGGAGAATTATTTATAACTTTATAACCTATTTTTTTTCCTGTATGGTCTTCAACCATAAAATCAACAGTTATTTTATCTCGGTTTTTGGCACCTTTGAATACATAAGATTTTTGCACAGTGCTAAAAGTCTTAAGTAAATAGTTATTTATATATTCCCTCTTTTCTGCTTCAGTCATTTTATTTCCAGCTTCTTGAGTAGGATGCAAAATGTATTTCGTAGTATCTTCTATAAATGCTTTAGCTTCATCTAGACTATCAAAGTTTCTAATTTGTATATTAGTAAATTTAAAATTATTTACATAGAATCTAGTGAATTCTTTTATTTCACCTTTAAAATTAAGAAAGTTTTCCCTTATCGATTTTAAAAACATTTTTGTAAAATCTTTGTCAAGCTCTTCGTCAAAACTAAAAAGTTTGTTTTTTCTTTGCATTAGATTGAATTCATTTGCATAATAACCATTATTACCTTCTATTTGAAAAATAACACCTACAGCAATATTAGAAATCAATAGAATATCTGGATAGTAGTTAAAACTTGAATACTTTACTTTATACACTTTTCATCACCTCACTAAATGTTTCGTTATTTCTTCTATTATATCATCAAATTCACTAATATTTCTTTCGATAAACTTTTTCAACAAGTAAATATCTTGTTTTGAATGACCAACACTAATTTCATTAGGCATAGAACTGATTATATCATCCATGTCAATATTCACTAATTTTTTCTTAATTTCATAGCCGATTTTTCGTATCTCTATAGGGTCAAAACTTTTATTTTCTAATAACAATTGATAGTTTCCAGTTTGAAAAACATCTTCTACCATTTTTTCTATCGATGGATTCCCTCTTTTTAAAACATCAAACCAAATGCATTCACCTGGAAAAATATGTGTATAATCCAAAGGGAATAACTTGGCTTTTTGTCCTTTTTTAGGCATTTTAATTAATATGTTACCTTTATTTCTGTCTGTATTAGATATGAATGAATCAAATATTATCAATTCAATAATATCTTTATTATCAATTGTATTAATCATACCTGGTCCTTCTATGTGTATAACTGAATTTTCTAAAACAGTATATGTAAATATTTCCTTGTCATTGAAACTCGAATCATTTGGTATGCGATTTATCGTTAAATCAGATTTATACTGTGCAAATCCAAAATCAGGATGTGAAAAGTCTAACCTCTCTGCAATAAAATAACCTACTGCTTCATTGAATAAAGCATAAAACCCTTCGTTATTGTTAATCGATTTAACTACTACAGCCAAAGAGTCTATCATTGCATAATACGGTGTTGTTACACCATTACCGACTCTACTCGTAATCTCTGTTAATATTTTCACCATATCTATCCTCCGATTAATTAGCACAATTACATATATAATACACAACTTACACAAAAAGAGGTAGACCGAACATATAAACGAACACAAAAAATACCCCCACGTCAGAACTTGTCTGCCTAAAAAGGGGTGGGGGCGTTGTCGTTTATATTTAAATAGTAATCCAACCACTATTAATATGTCAATCATTAAAATAAAAAACAACCACCCAGTAACTAGTATAGGTGGTTTAAATATGCAGTCAGCTTCTTACTGCTTTACGCAAGTAAGTCCTCTGCATAGCCGGATTGGCTACCGGAAATGTGGTTTTAAGCCAGATTGGTTACTGGTAATGTAATTACATTATATCATAAAAAATAGGCAAGTACCGTAGTACCTGCCTGTTATCTACATTTAAATCTTGAGAGAAATGTTAAAAAGTTCTAGTAAAATAATAGCACATTTTATCTTTAAATGTAAATAGAAAGCAGGTATGTAACGCACCTGCTCAAATAGACATGACTATGTCATTCTAACTGATTTCTCCCCATAAGTCACCTAATATCTGATTAGGTGGGGCAGAACCATTCCATGTTCTAATAGGCAAGTAATAACGTTGCCCCTCCCATGTATATCCTACCCAAACATGGCCATCTTGTAACATCACTTCTGTATAATCACAATATCCACCAGGTTGGAATTGGTAAGCTACCGGGCATGATAAGAATGGTCCTATTTTTCTTACAGTGATTGGTTGATTACCGTTTGTGAATCTAGCATTTTCTTCCATGTAGTAAGTACCATATTTATTACGTTTCCATGCACTCGCAACTGGTTTAACTGTATTACTTGAAGCGCTTGACTCATTAGAGACAGTGGCAACTGGTATCTTACCGTCCATATACACTCTGATTTGCTTGATAAAGTAGTCTTTAAGTTGTAATTGTTTATCTTCCGGCAATAGACCGCGAGTTACTGGATCAAAACCAGTGTGTAAAACCGAACTTCTATGAGGGCATGATGTTGAAGTAAATTCATTGTGCAATCTGATTGTATTTCTGTTTGCTGGTAATCCCCATTTTTTCAACAATCTAGCGCATTCTTGGAAAGTTGCCTGTTCATTTTTTAAGAATGTCGCGTTATCTGCGCCCATTGATTGACATACTTCAATACCGTAATAATATTTATTACCTATTTGATTAGCGGTATGCCAACCTACTTGTGATTCATCTAAGGCTTGCCAAACTGTGTTGCCTGATACGTAACTATGCGCAATGCCCGCTTCTAATCTTGATAAAGGTGCATTTACTAATCCGTTACGATATGCTTCAGCAGTCGCCCCTTTGCTCCCTGCGTCGTTGTGTATAACTATACCTTTAGGGTTACTACCACGCTTAGGTAGGTCATAACCTTTAACCACATCTTTGATGATTTTAAGTTCTACTGCTTTAGGTTGTGGCTTAGCTGTTTCTTTTTTAGGTGCTTGTGTAGGAGATTGAACTGATCGTGGCGCTGTCTCACTTTTAAAATTCGGACGGATAAACCACATAGGGAAATCATAAGCATGTTGTCGTCTTGTAACTTTTTCCCAACCAGAGCCAGGTTGTTGTACACCGTCTGTCCAGCCACCGCCGAGCCAATTCTGCTCATATACAATGATATAATCTAAAGTTGCTTCAATTACCCATGCAACATGACCGTATCCTGCACCATAATTACTACCGAATACAACCATGTCGCCAGGTTGCGCTAAGAAGTCTGGTGTATTTTGGTATACAGTAGCTAGTCCGTTAAAATCATTAGCACTTGGGATGTCTTTGGCACCTACACCTTTTAAGTTGTAGCCAAATAAGACTTGCCAACCTGCATTGGCATAGTCAAAGCATTGAAATCCATACCATCCGTCCGCATTATATTGTTTTCCCTCAGATGTTTTCAACCACTCTATAAACTCTTTTTTAGTTAGTTTTGCTTGCATTGTCGCCACCTCCATGATGATACTCATTCACATCAAAGCCAACATCGTTAGAGGCGTCTGTGAAAGGTTGTGATGTGTCGTACTCTTTCGGTGCTTTTGTACTTAATTCCGGTGTTAAGCTAGTATCTTGTGAAGTTTTCCAAGTGACTTGTTGTTCTTCTTTGCTACTATCTCTAGGCGCTTGATATGTCTGTGCTATAGATGAATCTGAGACGCCTTTTGACGTTGGGTCAGTAATAACGCCAATCCCTGTAAGTAGCGTGAGGATAGCACCTATAATCGCGCTGGCTTGATTTAATTGAGTTGATAAATCGAATCCGAATAAATCTGTGATTTGTTTGATAAATAACAACAATGCACCAACTAAACCTGTTAATACTGCTTTATTTTTAAATCTCAATTTCCAGTTAATATCCATTTGTTTGCTCCTTTTATCCAAAATAAAAAACGACTAAAAAATTAGTCGTTTAAAATTATTCAATGGTCAATGTCGGAGATCCTGAATAAACATCACTTATAGTGACATACAACATCCCTGAAGGATTACTAAAGTTGATATTTTTACTTGCAACTCCGCTATTGACTCCTGATATTCCTAATTCACTTGACCCTAAATTAGTTTGCGAAATCCTCATTATACCGCTACGTACATTTTCTATTGTCACCTGATAACTTTTATTAGGTTCAACTCCATTTATTGTCCATTTTGCTGTTGAATCTTCTATGCTATCCGGATATTTATTTTTAGGTAAGGGTTTTATTACAAAAGATGAAGGCTTTTTCCATATTTGGATATTTCCAGCATATACTTTTGTATATGCTTCGCCTTCGTAAATAAGCTTCTTTACATTTTTAAAATTACCTTCCATAAAAATCACCCCTTAATTAAATAAAGTGTATTAGGGTCTTTTTGATACAAATAATTATATTCTGTTTCACTGCCTGTCCAAATATTCAGTGACGGCTGCGAAGAACCGATAGGTTGATAAAGTTTATCTGCTTCCTCTTTTGTAAAAGCATTTGATGATAAAAGATAACGTTCATCATGACTGTGATTTATGTCTGATTTTTTTGATAAAGCATTTTCTAATCCTTCAATCTGTTTGATTGTATGACTATGATTTTTATCTGCATACAAACTGTTTAATGATTGCTTGAATCCCTCAAAATCTTCTGTACTAACTTTTGAGCCAATCTGTTGCAATACACTTTCTGAAATAGAGTTGTTTTGTATTGCTTCTGCTAATTCTCTTAATGTATTCATAGATTCAGGCGCGCTATCAACTAGTTCAGCAATTTTTGAATCCGTATACGTTTTAGAGTCGTTGAGAGTTGTATCTTTGATTTTTTCAACTTCTTGCAATTTATCTTCTAACCCTTCAACATTTGCGATATTGATTTTATCCAATAACTCAGGTTCTGCTTTGATATCTGTATCTTTACCATCAATTTGCCACATTTTAGTGTCAGGATTGATTGATACTACAGTACCGTTTTTACCGGGTGCGCCTTGTTCTCCTTTTTTACCTGCTTCACCTTTTGCTCCAGGTTGTCCCGGTTCGCCTTTATCACCTTTCGCACCTTTAAATCTACTTTCATTCTTTTCGATGTAAGAAATGACATCTTTATCTATTTTCTCTTTAAAGTCTTTGCTCAATAAATCTGTCGCGTTATCTTTTAAAATTCTCGTAATAGCATCATCTACCAATTTAACATCGATTTCTTTTGCTACAGCAGATTCAATGCCACTATCAACGATATTGAAAGAAAAGTTCGCGACATGTATTTTTTCTTCTTCTTTCTCTAAAAACAGCTTACAACGAACATAACCAGCGTGTTTGATAACCTTTTTAGGTATCTTGTAGGTAATGAACCCTTTTACAACATCGTCCATAATAAGGGGCTCATTTTTGAATATAGAGCCATCTTCCATAAACAAATGCAATCTAGGTGTTAAGCCATGTGCTTTTAGATCGATACGACCTTGTTTGTCATTGATACCTATTCTTATAGATGCTGTATTTTCATCTTCAGTGTAAAATCGACAGCCAATGTCACCTAAGTCAACACCATCATTTTTTATTCTCGTTTCAACATCTTTTATTTTGTACATTTATACACCTCTTTATTTATATTTATCTCTTATAAAGTAGATACCTTTTAAGCCGATTTGTTTATATAGCTTAGCGATTGTACTAGCTTGATGTTGGCACCACTCTATAGCAGTAGCGTATTGGTGCGTAGCTGGATTCTTAGGATTCCATCTGATTCTGTACAGTGTATTCTGTCCTTTGTTGATGTAATCCTTTCTTACGAAGCTAGCACCGCCCATGATTGCTTTTGCTGGAGATGTCCAACCTTTATTCCTAGCAAACGTCATTGCGTAGTTAGGATTGTTGTCGTAAGCGCCAATGCCGAAGTAGTTGTATACTCCATCTTTTCCGTTAGCGAAGTTACTTGTTCCATATCCACTTTCTAAGAAAGCATGCGCGATTAAATAAATTTCATTAATGTTGTGCTTTTTACAAGCTTCTGCGAACGCTTTACCTTGATTATTCAATGTCCCCTTACCTTTAAGTATCTTATTAAGCGAACTAACTGAAACGCCTTGATACTTGCCTAAATTAAGCATTTGGTAGCATTGTGTGTTACTTTCCCATATACGCTTTACATTCATTGCTGAACTCGTTTGTGCTCGTGTAGCGTTAGCCCAACCCCAAGCATTAGATTTTTTCGGGTTACCTCTTGCCATTTGTTTATCCAGTGCTTGTTTGAATGTATAAGGACTCGTTTCTGTTATGATCTGCGGTTGTTTAGATGCCGAACCATTGTTGGCTGTTGGTGACGAGTCTCTTACATTAGCTATATCAGCGTTTTTATTATCTACCATAACTTTTATTCTAGATTTTGTTACTGTTGGCTTAGTTATAGAATTTAATAATTTTTCTCTGTTTTTAAATATATTAAGTAATGCCTTTTCTAATGCTTCGTATTTATCTTTAGGAGGAACACCGTTGTCAATCATATTCCAATTAACATGTTCCAACATTGAACGCCAAATGCTGTCGTCTACTTTTAAATTTTCAATACTTAGAGGTATCTCATATTTGGCCATCATATCTACAGCTACAACCATTGCGTGAATCTCATTAAAAATAAATTCATTTTTACTCGCACTATAATCTTCACATACGTCTATAACTATATAATCAGGTTCATTAGGAACTTCAAATACAGCTCTTCTAGGTGCCCAAATATTATGTCTATCAACATAAAAGTGGGGATATTCTACATCCTGTTTGTATTTCTTCCTACTGTTATATAAACTTTCTACCGAGCTCATCGTTTGTGCGTTTCTAATCATTATTCCTTTAGGTTTTTCGAGTCGTCGATTACCTTCTACTATAAAGTGATAAATATATTCTGGATAATTAACCTCTTGGCTAGAAATAGTGTACTTTATAGTTGTTACATCTTTCCAAATTGGAACTTTTTTATTATTTTTTTCGTTATCATCACTATCATCTTCTGGTTTAGGTGCCGGCGTAGATTTCTCTGGATGATATGGTGGTCTAACAAAATATTTAACTCCTCCACCTGGTCCATCATGATAAGAGTGTTTGATTTTATACGGCGGACTTCCTGTTGCATTATTTGTATACCAGTTTTGATCCACACCATACCAATAGTCTTTTGTGCATGGCCCTACTACAATGTTCACATGACCTGCCCAACCACCAGTCCAAACACCCCAGTCGCCTGGTTGTGGTACAAAGTCTTTTGTATTTCTAATTATCTTGAAATCTCTACCTCTATAATTAGATTTCTGAGCCATAGCATCAGCATTTCCCCATGTTCTAAATCCCCAATATTTATCGAGTAAATAATTAGGTAAATCCCAGCATTGTGCTCCCATTCCAGAACCAGGTACATCAATAGCTATTTTGTTTTTAGCGATATATAACGCCCATTCAACCACTTCACTAGCTGTGGGCTTTCTATTTTTCGGATTAGGTAATCCCATGTATGCACCTCATTTCAATCAAAATAAAAAGCCAGTGCCGAAGCACTGACTCTTAACTGTTATTTACATTTACCAAACCAGAAGCACGCCCAGAAGCTATATCCTAAAATCCCTTTAAGCATGGTAATCACCTCCTTTAAATACCAAAAACAGTTCTTAGTAAAGCTATGACAATCGTACTGAAGATAGTCCCTATCAAACCTAGAATCCACATTTTTATGTCTCTAATATTCTTGGCATTCTTTTCTTTATTCTTTTCATCTTCTACCTTGTCGCGCTTTAATTCTTCAAAATTTCTATCTAATTTGTCATAAATCTTTTCTTGCGCTCTAAGACTATCTTCTATTCTGTCGAATTTTTCAAACATAGTCTTATCATTTTCTTCTAATCGCGTTAAACGCCAATCTTGTTCGTGCCGTTTGGTAAAGCCAAACATTACGCCACCTACTTTGTGTTAAATTAAAAAGCCACAAGCATTATACCTGTGACTTTTCATCTTTTGTTTCTGGATATTTTTCTCCAGTGATTAAAGCGTATTCTTCTTTGTCAATTACACCCATGTCTACGTACCACTTAATTTGCTCATTTTTATAGCAACCCCAAACATAAAAAGTTTTAATGTCTTTAAAAGTTGGATAAATCATCTTCATCATTTAAACGTCCCCCTCAGTATTTGTTTTGTTAGTTGTCAGTTCGGTCAACTGTTGTGTTAACATAGCGTTTTGTTGCGTCAATTTCATTGTCAACATGTTCACTTGCGTCATCTGCATTTGCATACTCGCAACCATGCTGCGAAGTTCCTCGTCACTCAAATCCGATGCAGTTTGTTGTCCTGGTGTGTTCAAATCATCTTCTTTTTCGAAATTATTGTTGTATTTAATTTCTCCGTTTGTGAATACAAACTTTCTAGGTTCGAACTCTTCTTTGAATTTGATAGGCACATTGTTATCATCTACATCTAAACTATTGCGTAAACCGCCAGTATTAACGTATCCGATAACTTCGTTTTTATCGTTTACTGTGATTTTCATTACTTCCACCCCTCAATACGTTTAATAGTAATTTTGTTTGCATTTGCACCAGAACCCGCACTTTTACCGATGTCATATAGGATATCAACGTCGATTCTGAATGTAGTATTGCTAGTTTTAGAAACAGAACATTCATATAAGCCACCACCGTTGCCATCACTATCAACTAGATTTGTTTTAGATATTACTATGGAATTTGGCATAGATGTTAAACTGACTTCTGCAAAAGTGCCTCCAGGATAAGTACCTGATATTACTAAAAGAGAATAGTTTTGATATGATTCAGTTAAGTTAAGTGTTGTACCAACTCCGTTAGCCGCGCCATCAAATAAAACCGCTTTTTTATACTCATTTGGTACAGTCCATTGTGAGTCTAATCGACCATTTATGATTGATCGTGTATAAACTTTTTTTGAGTTTGCAGGCGTAAAGTTGAAAAATTTGTTTGTTTCATCTTTAACGAATACAGATAAATAACCCTCATAACTTTCAACACTACCTGGTAAATCCGGCACTCTTGTTGCATAGTAATTACCAGCAGTTAAATAGCCTAAATCGCCTTGCGCATTGTTTAAGTTAACTTGTATTGATTGACCGTTCGCCTCTGTCATCTTATGTTGTTGCCAACTCGTTGTTCCGAATTTATCATCTACATACTGCTTAGCTTGATTTAAAGCATTGTTAGATGTTTCTTTAACAAATTTCTTCGTTAATTCTTCGTCAACTTTTTTATAGAACTGATACCATGTGCCACCGATTTTATATGTTGTGTACTCATCATTTGAATCGTCTGGATACCATGTTGCACGTGCCGTACTATCATCAACAACATAGACAACTAACAAGCCTGATTTCCCTAAAGTATTCGTAGTTGCTGAAACTTCAGAACCATCATCAACGCCATCTTCTTTAGGCGTCTCTAAAGTGCCTATATCTTTAAACGAGGGCGCATCTGTCGCGCTAGTGATATGAATAATCCTAGATGTATTAATTGCGCTTAAAACGCTATCTATGGACTGTTCAGACGATTCAATTGCTTTACCATAATCATCAGTAATTTTTGATTTTTGCCAATTTGTCGTTGTGTTACCTTTGACAAGGTCAGCACCATTGATTTGTTTCTCAACTTCATTGACACGCGCAAATATCGCTTGCTCCTTTTCAACTATTTTACTGAATTCAGCTGTAACAGCTTGTGTTGCACTAGTTTGCGTCGCAGTAATAGCTTGTATAGCTTCGTTTTGCTTGATTTCGATTTGTTGAATGCCTTTTGTCGCACTATCATTCACTTTTGCTATTAACGTTTGTGTATCAGCCATATTTTGCTTTAATTGGTTAAAGTCTTTACCGACAGCTTCGATAGTATCTTGAATAGATTTGATATAAACAAGCTTTGTTATACCATCAAACCCACTAACTAAATCATTTTCGATATTGAAGCTAAATTGACGTTCAACAACAACATTATTACTCCCATTTTGTGTAAAGAATGCTTGAGCATGCACCTTACCCGAATGTTTTAAAAATTCATTCGGTATCACATACTGCAAACGCCCATCAATTGCATCTACTATCGTTAATTCGTCTGAAATATAAGCGCCTCTATCTACGTTATAATCATCGGTTTTTAACACGATAGATGTTTTGACATGTTCAGAACTTATAGATAACGGTCTGTTATTCTTAGTTACTGCAAAATTTAAAACACCAGTCCCTCTATCTGATTCATAGAAACTGATGTTTGTGTCAATAATTGGATTATATTGTGATGTTGTTTGTAACTCGATTAAGTTATCGTCTTTCGAAAAATTATCTACTACCATTATTCAACCTCCTTACCTTCTATTATGCTCCAACCACTATTACCACCAGTACCAAAGTTTCTAACGAAAAACTGGTGAGCAGAAGCAAAGTTATTACGTCTTAGCACTTGTGTTGTGTTACCTGGTGTATTCGATTTTACTTCTAATATCCAACCTGCAATACCTTTAAAGTCTTTAGGAAAATCAGTAAATCGTTTTGATTCTTCAGTAGTGATATAGAAATCTAAACCAACGATTTTTAAATCTGATAATTTTGTAATACTCTTAGGGATATGTTCCCAATAACCGGCGTTTTGCGGACAGAAATTCCATGCTCCGTTGTTTTTCTTATTGAAAATGTCAATGACACGTTCAAATTTAAGCATATTTCTACCTGTGCTGTTTCTGGTAAGTACTTGTCTTAGAGCACCATTATAGTGTCCAGGCAGTACATCAAAGAACCAACCTGCATCTCTAAACGCTTTCGGTAACGGGAAATCTAACGCATTTTGTGTGTCTTGCGTATAGATATAGTAATGACCAACTTCCGTAATATCACTTAGATATGCTGGGTTCTGTATTGGTAACGGTTTAACACGTCCGCCTGAATCAGTCATTGATACTTGAGGCGCGATGTTTTTCAAGAATTGGTTAACACCTCTTTGGCCGATAGAATAAATTGAGTGATGTCTGTTGTTACCTGGTCCAATAGTTACCCCGATTAAAAGTGCTTTACGTCCTGTTTCTAGATCGTAATACATATCTAGACCCTCAGCCTCTTGGAAATCTCCTTTAAAGTTGTTATTCACACCGCCTATATCGATACGTCGTTTAAATAACAATTCTTTTGTTTTTATATCGAAACCTTGTAAGTAGTTAGGGTTGGCTGTATTCGAATCACCTGTATACCAATATAAGATACCTGCATCATAAGTGATACCTTGCATAGGTTGTGTATCTGAAGTGTATTCCATAGGTATATCCATTTGATACAATACTTTGTCTATACCTTTATCAATATCGTCAGCACTTCTTACTTCAATGAAATTCAATGAATTCTTAGCTTGTCTTTCAGAAGCTTTATATTCACGTCTGAAAATCATTAAATTTTCTATAGGATTATAAATCGCTGACGTATATCTGTCGTTAAATATATTCGGCATGACATCTTGCATTTCATTACCATAAGTTATTTCTCCAGTTCTATATTGGAAACGTACAAACTTGTTGTTTTTGTTACTGTCCAATACATCTGAATAAATCCATAATTCTCCATCAATGTATCTATACGCATTGTGTGTACCGTGACCGCCGTTTTTAACAAGCAATCTATCAATAAATTGTCCGTTGGGCTTCAATCTAGATAACATGTAATGATTACCTGGACGAGCTTGCGTCATATAAATAATTTTCGTTCTAGGGTCTACCCAAAATGATTGCATTACTGCGTTAGTATATGGCGATAAATCTGTGATGAATTCCGGTTCTTGCTCTTTTGGTTCGAATCGGTATTCTGTAGCTCGATATTCTTTATAGTTTTCATCTACAGCTTTCTCAACCTTTTTAGTGAAAGCATCTAGTGTTGAATAATCATGATACAAACGATCTTGCAATGTCTTATGATCATAACCAGTATTATCAACACGCGCGTCTTTTACTTCGTTGATACCGTCGCCGTTATGACCTAGTACCATATTGCTGAAACGGCCGTTTAGATACGTTAAAAAATCAGAGACGCTACTTGTGACATTTAAATGCTCATACTTTATTTGCTCTCCATTATGTGCAAATACCTCTTTATTTCTATGGTATTCAAGAGAGAAATTAAAATCAGTCAGCATGTCTGAAATAAGCTTGAAATTATACTCATTTTCATCTACATATCTGTAATCGAAAACTCTACTTAAGTCTATAATTAATTTGTTATCCATGTCTTCCTCCTTTTCTATCCGTAAAACTGGTAATAATTTTTAATAAGTTCGTACATAATAACTTCATGACCCCTCTCGTTCGGATGCAATCCGTCTGGCATACTTGATTTTCTGAACGCTGGATTATATGGCTTAAAATAATCTGTATGATAGGCATCATATACTGGTACATCCAATTCACTACAAGCCAATATCTGAGCATTGACATAATCCTCTAACGTTAACCCTAGTTTGTTTTTGTCCGTATCTTTACGGCGTATCGTTGTACCACTCATAGGGCATTGCCTAGTAGCTGTCATTACAAGTATTTTTGAAGCTGGATTATTTTTCCTGATAACTTCAATTGCAGAACAAAAGGCGCCGTAAAACGTTTTAGTGTCGGTTTTATCAGTGCCTATCGGTACGCCTGCCCAATAACCATGTAACCAGTCATCATCTGTACCTTGTAATATGATTAGGTCTCCTCTTATTTGCTCTGCTTGTCTATAAATGCTGTTTTCTACCGCTTCTTTACCTATTGGAACTGTTGCCATTGTTGCACCACCTCTTGCAAGGTTGGTCGTTTTAGCTTTTAACTTCTTGCCTAACATTTCTGTGAAATTAGTTTTCGCATGTGATCCTCTAGCTACAGAATCGCCAATCGTTCCAATCGTTTTTACATCTTTAATGTTTGATTTATCTATAAAATCATGAACGATAGTGCCGTCAGATGTAGTCACAGTTTTAGAGCTTACCTTCTGTTGTTTATCTTCAATCAAATCAGTTCTACTCATCAAATCGAGTGTTGATTTAGCTATTGACGCTACTTTAGACTTCAAGTTTTCTGCCGCTTTACTAGGATTAGAAAGGTTAACATCATTTAATCCAGAAACATAGTTAGCTGCAGTATTAACTTTTTTCATATATCGTTGTTCTCGATTAAACTCACCAAGCGTTACATCTTGCTTAACAATTACATTGTTTATACCCCTAATCGTTTTAACTTGTACTATACGGACTAAATCATTCAAACCTAGTTTGGTAGATTTTATTTGTACTATGTCTCCGGGTTGTGGGTCTGCTTCTGGATATGATTCTCTTAACACCAAAAAGTCCAAAGACAAAGATTGTTTTAACGACTTTTTCAATCTCGATTGTAATTCTTTATCCATAGTTTCTTGGTCAGTCACTTTACCATCTTTAAATGGTTCTGCGTGGATGTCGCCGTATATTTCAGCTAATGCACTTCTAGCTTCCATTACGAGCCCAGCGTGTTCGAATGTTTCTTCTCCTGAATAATTACCATATCCTCTAATGAAGGTGGCGAAATCACTTGCATCTTCCTCGAGTTTTATAGCGTTGGCGTTGACTTCATCAGAAATAAAATAAGACGCTTTTTGATTTGCAAAAGGCGTCAATACAAACTTATATCTGTCTTTCTTTTTGTCATACGTTATTTTATATTCTAAACCGAAATGTTCTAACCCCTTTTTAAACATTTCTAACCTTGTGTCGCCTTCACCACCATTTTCAAACTTCGAAGACTTAACCTTACCTTCGACTTCAAAAAGCATTCCAGTACCTTGAAACACAATGTTAAAATATCTTTCTACTGTAAAAGATCCTGTTACATTAACATAAATCCTATCAATCATTAACTTGTCTATAGGAATCTCTCTAGCAGTACATTCAACCAGTTGTCTGTCGCCTTCTGATTTCCTATCAATGACAGTTATTACATATTCTTTCTTGTCGTTTTCACCTTCGACATGACTAACAATCCATCTTTTCCCTATAGCGTTAATAACTTCATAAGTATATTTATTTTCTAGAATATCAAAAGTTAATACACCGTCAGCATTAACTTTTTTTACTAAAGTTGTTTCTACTGGTACAGGTGCGCCATTACCTTTAGGTGGTTTAATAGTTATTGTCATTCTGACACCTACTTATAATAAAATTTCAAATCAAACTGAACTTTTTGTACCGTTTGATTAAACTCAAATTTATTAGCTCCGTATTTAAATTTTGGTTGGGCTATATTCGTTTCGGTACTTATTTCAACACCGTTTTTATAAACTCGGAAGCTATCATAAACAATTCTGTCTCCAGCTTTTAGTTTGATCCCTTCGATTTTCATTATTTCAGCATGCGTTAAATTCCATACAAACGATTCTGTATCTTCGCCTAAAATAATTGTTATCTTTTTATACATGTTGAATTGGTCGTTAGGAGCACTACCATGATAGTAAACTGTACCTTTGCTCAAATTTTCAAATGTATACTTTCTTTTGTCTCCGCCTGCATGCCAATCAATATTAAAATCAAACGACCACAATCCAACCTTTTTGTTTTCTTCTAACTCTAGGCTTGTTCCAATACTTTCACCGTATGGTAATTCTGTAGTTTCGAATTTTAGTTCAAAAGAAACTTTATTACCTTTTTGTTTAGGGTTTATAACTCCGTTAAAAATAACTTTATACTGTTTACCATTTACATAAATTTGTTGATCGTGTCTTGAATATTCGTAATCCGGGAAGTTGTTTTTATCTAATTTCACGTAATCATCAGAAGTTGGTTGAGTAAACCTGTAATTCAACTCTTCTTTTCTTCTGATTTCTCGCAAATACATAGGTTCTATGTCTGTCGTTAACGAATACAACATATCTCGCATATAAGCAATGTCTGAACGATTTTTAACTTTACAAAAACAAGGAACAACTATATCTCTACTGATATAATTGCTCCCCATTAATATACGACCGTTCATATTTTCTTTGTCTTGATACTTTGTGTTGATTTGCATGCTATCAATTACTATATCGTTAACGATAAACCCGTATTCACTTAATTTGATTACAGTACCATCTTTTTTTGTTAATTCTATGTCCATTTGTAACCTCCTTTATAAGTAATACTCAGAATTGCGTTTAGCATTTCTGCCGTTAACAATACTAGTAAGCGCATCGTTATTGACATCGAATTCAACTTTAACAGTTTTCATGTTCGGTGATGTTTCAATAGAATGTGTGTGTTGTACTTGCGCATTTATATTTCCACCTAAATTACTTAAGTTTCCTGTAATACTAGAAATGTCAGGTGCGTTTAATGTAGGTTGAAATGCATCAACTACTTTATCTGCAACATTAGAAACATTACGGATAACTTTACTTGAATGATTATCTATACCTTTAACGAAACCTAGCATTGAATACATACCAACATCCATGAATTCACGTGAAGGTGAGTGAATACCCAAAGCACTTTTAGCTGCATCTAAAGCTTTCTTAGCAACATTTTTAGCTGCATCTACTAATTGACCAGCCATTTGTCCAATACCTCTAATTAAACCACGGATCATATCAGCACCTGCAGACACAAAATCTCCTATAAAGCTTTTTATTTTATTTACTGCATTTGTCATACCTTGACTAACTTTGTTTACAACATTAACGAATCCTTGAATAACTCTATTAACAAAGTTAATTAGCGTACTTGTTATAGTAGATACCCATTGCATACCTTTAGTGACAATGAAGTTCCAAGCTTGAGACATTTTGTCTGATATAGTTGAAACAACTTGTGTGAATATGCTTACAACTTTATTCCAAATTGTCGTTAATATACCAGATAAGAAACTCCAAATCGTATTCCATATATTAGAAATAAAACTCCATGCCGCTTGTAACGCAGTAGATATAGCTGTAGTGATAGCGTTCCAAACCTTAGTTGCCACAGTAACTATAGTGTTCCACAACGTTTGTAAGAACGTCCAAATAGCGTTCCAAATTGTCATTGCGATAGTCATAATTGTGGTAAATACTGTAGTTATTACAGTGACCAACAAATTCCAAATCGTTGTAGCGATTGTAATTATCGTATTCCAGATTGTACTTAAGAACGTCCAAATAGCTGTCCATATCGTCATAACTATTGTCATTATCGTCGTAAAAACAGTTGTAATGATTGTAACTAAAAGGTTCCATACTGTTGTTGCAATAGCGATAATTCCATTCCATAGCCCTTGTAAATAAGCGACTATTTGATTCCAAACAATCATTATAAAATTGTAAACATTCGATACTGCTGTAGTGATAGCTGTTAAAATAGCATTCCATACAACCGAAGCTACAGCTTTTAATACATTCCAAACATTAACCATAAACGTTTTTATCGCATTCCAAGCATTTATAATAAAGTTTCTGAATCCTTCATTTTTATTCCACAATAAAACGAATATAGCTATTAATGCAGCAATTACACCAATTACTATTGTTATTGGACCGCCTAAAATACCAAACACAGTTACTAGTCCTGTGATAGCATTTCTAATTAATCCAATCTTACCGAATAACAATTGGAATATAGCTGTAACTAATTTTATTGGACCTTTTAACGATGTCATTGCCTTACTTAATACTAAAGTTCCTGTTTTAGCCCAACCAAACTTAGTTACTAATGCAACCAATCTTGCTGCTAATGGTCCTAAAAAGTCCATTACCGCTAATATTGGAGCAATTAAAAATCTAAATGCACCAACTAAAGTTATAATGACACCAACTAATTGTGCTGTAGCTGGATGCGCCTCAAACAAGTTAGCTATCCAACCAGTTATTGCAACTGCAACGCGTAATACTGCACTAGCTATAGGAGCTATCGCTGTTGCGAATGCAACTAATCCTCTTGCAATGTTCCCAATTAATTGCATTATTAGTGGTCCATTAGTTTGTATATAACTGACAAAGTCTTTAAACCCTTGAGATTGTCCTACTTGTTCAGACCATTCCCTAAACTTAGCTGTCATTTGTTCAAGAGATTGGAAAATGCCAGTTGATGATCCACTGAATGCATTCATCAAATTGTTAATTCCAACGAAAACATTTTTAAAAATATTACCAATGATAGGTAAGTTTGTTTTTGTGTATTCAATAAAACGAGTTATCGAATTTTCTCCAGCTGCACTATTAGCCCAGTTAGAGAAAGATTGACCTAATCTATCCAACCAATCAGCCGACCATTGAAACAGTGGTGCTAATTGTGTGAATACATTGACTAATCCATCACCGAAACCGCCTGCAGCACTTAATAGCTTGTTAAATACCGAAACACCAGTTGTATTCATCATGTTGAAGAACCTTGATGCTACACCGCTATTTTGAGCCCATTTAAACACACTTTGAGACGCCTCTTCCATTCCTCTTGAAATACCACTAAAAAAAGGTTGTAAGCTCTGCATTGCTGTTTTAACAGTATTTAAACCGTTTGCAAGAGTTGTGAATATAGCGGATTGATTTTGCTTTATAATATCAGTCCATGCTGACTTTACGCCATCTAAAGCTTTTTTGTATTCGTTTGTTGCTGAGCTAGCTTGTAAAGTGCCGTCACTAAGCATCTTTATAGCGCTGATAGCCATTGCGCCAAATGCTACAAAGCCAGCGCCGGCTATTGCTACCGCACCACCTAAAGCAAGTACACCGCCAGTTAACACTTTGATAGCGTTTAATAGCGCAAATACTACAGGTACTACGCTCGCTATTACAGGTATTAAGATACTAAAAGATGAAGTTAGTAATCCACCAACCATATTAGAACCTACAGTACCGAACACACGGAACATATTAGCTAAATTCCCCATCTGTCTTTGGAAATTGTCGTTTGCTTTTATTATGTAGGCATAAGCTTTCTTTAAACCATTAGTATCGACATCTACCTTTGTTGTTTTTTTGTTCGGCAATGCGTCTAATGATTTTTTAAACGCATAAATAGTTGGTATAGAAAGCCCTGTATCTACATCTAGTCGAGATCTAGTTTTGTTTGGAATACTTTTAAGCTCTTCTTTAGTGCGTTTTATTTTAGAGTTAGCAACACCATTGTCCACGTCTATAATAGCTTTGGCTTTAGACCTATTTAATGCTTCAAGACTAGCTTTAGATACTTTTAACACTCGATTGAATTTACTGTTATCTGCATTGACGTCAATACTGATACGCTTCTTTTCTAGTTCGGATAACTTAACTTCTGCTTCAGCGATATCTTTAGTTAACTTTTGTTTTTGTAGTTTAACCTCAGGGCTAGCTTCTTTGGAGTTAAGTTTGTCTAGTTCAAAATTTGATTCTAATATCTTTTGTTGTAAGTCTTGTATACTAGCATCTAATTTAGCTTTTACATTTTTGTTGCTAAAGGCATCTAAAGACTTTTTAGCAACTTTGATAGTTTTTTGTAATTTTTTATCGTTAGCGTTTAATTCAACATCTTTAGTTTGATCTGCTACTCGTTTAAATCTTTGCACAGACTTAACCGCACTATCAATTTGCCTTTTGAATTTGGCTACACTAGCTTCAATAGTCGCTTTAATTTTATATTCCGTCACATTAACACCTCTCTTTCTATTGCTTATTAAATTCTGCTATAACTTTAAAGAATTCATTATTTTGTGGTTCGTATTCATCACGTTCGCTACTAAATCTTATATCTTTACCTTCGTTAAGCCGTTGGATATTTTCTTCATAAGGCAATACGTCGTTTGCATTGTTAAAAACATATTCCTCTTTAGGTTTATTTTCTGTCCCAACATTTTTAGTAGCTGCAGCATCACGAATAGCAAACGCAAGTTTGTAACGTTCGAATTCTTGGGTTAGCATTTCATACTCTTTCGCATACATTCGATAGTTATATTCTGTTAATGTCATTTGCTCAATAACATTTAAATCTGTAATACCAAGTGTTGACATACAAGTGATAACGATTCTGTCGTAAGTTATTACGCTTCCGCTGGTTTCTCTTCCGCTTCCACTACTTCGACTAGGTTTCGGGTCATAGGTCGCTTTCCCAACTCCGTTAAAATATCCGAACCGAATTCTTCTAGTCCGATATTTTCTGCGATTTCATCTAATGCTTCATCAATGTTATTAATAGTAATTGCTTGTTTTTTTAAGTGAGATGTAGCTGCGATTAAAACTTCGCCAATCACAACCGGATTTCCACTTTCTAAACCTACAGGCAACATTGATACACCTTGACCGATAGAAGCTTGTTCAACTTTTAAACCTAATCGGTTATCGATTTCTCTTAAAAATTTAAAACCAAAACTTAATTCTAATGACTTTCCGTTAATTTCTACATTCATAACTTAAAATCTCCATTCATGATTAATTTAAACAAAATAAATAGGGCTTAACGCCCTATTTTTATACCTCTCCTGGTGTAACCGTTGATGAATCTACCTTAGGTTGTGGAATTGCTGTTAAATCTTCGCCAGTTAACGCATCTGCTTTTGTAGTGTCATGGAATCTGTATCCAGTCGCCTTAAGTTTCTTTGTTACAGCCTCAGGTAGTGTTGCAAATCCACGTTGGAAACGACCATTCACTCCATATTCATATTCATATTCATCAATACCGTTAGCTTCTGCTTTTAATTCAAATTTATTGTGGAAACCTTGGAAATATTTCGCTTTAAATTTAGTGGCATCTCCATTTTTGCCTGGTATTCTACTTTCAACTTCCCAAGCCTCATACAATACGCGATCTACAACTGCATCTTCAATTTCATCTGCAAAATCGTCACCATAAAACATTTTAGCAGTACCAGACATTGTTGACTCAACAGAACCACCAGTGTTATAAGAACCGTCCATTGTATCCTCTGTATCTGTATCAGCTTCATGTGATAAGCCGTATTCAGTTAAAAAAAGCATTTTAGTAGCATCTACTTTTTCGCCAGCTTTTCTAAATAAAATAATACGATCATTACTATTTTTCATATTTGCCATTCAATATTCCTCCGTTTTTTAAAATGTTTTGTAAGATATCGTTACTGATGTGTGTATCAATTCTTGATTGGTAGTATCATCAACTAACTGTGTGATGTTAGTATCATCTTCTTCAAAGTCATAATCGTTTGTTTTAACGCTAGGTGTTAAATCATCAATACATCTTTTAACAAGTCCGTCATGATGTCCTAAATCATCACTTACACTCCAAATATCAATAACTAAATTCGTGTCACCAGAATAACTATCAAACGTGTATTTACTTCTGTTTGACTCCGGCATTTTTATTACAAAAAAAGGATACGGAATCTCTTGTTGCATCTCTTTACGAGAAATAACAGGGAATCCATATCCTTGTAGCATTTCATACGCATTATTATAAAGTTGTAAGTTCGGTGTCATGCTTTTATCTCCTATTCAAACAACGCTTTCAATTCTTCTACAGTTGATTTTCTTATTACCTCATATACTGGCCACATAAAAGGTTCTGCCTCCATGTATCGAGTACCAAACTCTAAGAAACCACTATAAGCTGCATGCGATGTGATAGTGTATTGCAAATCGCCAGTTTTTTTATATCTGATATTGCGTGATAAATTACCAGTCCAATAACCCTTATTCATTACTTCTCTAGCTTTCAATTTAGCTCGTACTACATATTCTTTGGCGTTTTCCTGTAAAATATCATCAACATCATCATCAATGTTGGTTTTCATATCGTGAAATTGGTTTAACAGTGCGTCTAATCCATCTATATTCATCAATTGACCTCTTCGATATAATATGACGTTTCGTGTCTGTATATCCTTGTATCAACTATCTTGTAGCGAATGCCATTAACCAACACGTGGCTAACAGGGTAAGATATTGATTCTTTTATCCTCAGAACACTTACATCGTTTTTTACATCACCAAATTCAAGTTGCTTTCTTGCTCTAGAAATGGGGTTAATATTGCATGGTATCGCATCATAAGTGATTAGTGTGTTTTCTTTTTTGCTAGTTTTAGGATTGTAAGTTGCTACTTGTTCTAATTGAAAAATAACTCTATCTTCATATCTCAAAAGAACACAGCCCTTCCTTTTTTAGTTCTCGTTCTAGCATTAAAGTAATTATCAATAATAGCTTCATACTCCTTAAAATCATTTAATTCATATGAGTTGCTACGTCCATCAACCGCTTCTGATGTCATACCTTCAGCACCAATCCTGTTATATCGTTTAACTGCAACCTCTTTGATCATGTAACTAAATCTTTCGGGTATTTCTTCAACCTCAATTGGTAACATTGATAACAACTGGCTTTCACAACTTTTGATTATTTCTTCTAATTGTTCATCTTGCTTATTATCTTTAAGACCAATGCGTTTCTTAACGTCATCTAATGTAGCCATATAACCACCTACACAAGCGACTCAAAAGCACTAATAATTTCAGCTTTTGTTTGTTTTTCGTCAACATCTAAACTAGCAAGACTCGCTATTTCAATAAGTTCCTTTTTTGTTAACTTATCATCAACAACGTAAATCATTTGCTCATTGCGTTTATTTTCAACGCTGGCTAAAGATTTTATACGTTCATCTGTAGGATCATAACCTTTGCGAGGGTAGACATGCCCTTTCATATAGACATGTCTGTTATCTTCTAAATCTGTAAAATCTACTTTAACAATTCCAATGATTTCGGGCATGTTACCACTCCTAATTATTTATTAAACTTCTCCTGGAACTGAATCTGTTTTTTTGTCAGCAGGAACTAACTTAGCAAACGCTTTATCATCAGCGATATGCAATGCTACATGCATAGTTGCACGTAATGCCACCATGTCTTGTTCAAACAAGTTTACAGGTGTTCCATCTTCATTTTTGACTGTAGATAATTGTGCAGTTTCATCGATTTTGTATTCAATTAATTGAGGGATACCGTAAATCAACTTATCGAAATCACCAGTGATTAACTCACCACGTTTTAAGTTGCTTGATTTAAGGTTAACCACAGGTAGACCATCTAACGTATCACTGTTACGGTCATAAATACGTTCTTTCGTTTCAGGATCTACAATTTTACGTAACAAGCTTCTGTTTTGTGTTTTTGAGATAAACGCATTTGCTTCTAATTCGTCATCTTCAAGTAATGCCTCTAAATCAATAATGTTATCTTGTGTGAAGTCACCTTTAATAACCTTATTAGTTTTTTCAATTGATTGTGCAATTGATTTACCGAATGGATTGTTACCTTGATTCAAAATACCCGCTTCATCAAACTTTTTATAGAAAGCTTCAGCAATCATAGGTTTCATCTCTTCAAAGAATTGTGAATAAGTGTAATTCAAAAACTCTTTTGTTACAGGTAAGATAACCCCTAATTTAAACGCTCTCATTGTAGCATTAACCCAAGTAGCCTTAGACGTTTCGATTTTTTGACCTTCACCTACCCAGTAAGCACCTGGTTTATCAGCCCAAAAAGTAAACTTCTTCTCAGTACCTTCCATTGGTTCGTACTTACCTAATTGCATGATTTTAGAGTTTTCCATAACCTCTTGTAAGATGGGCGTTGTGAATTCATTCATCAACGTGCCATCTTTCTTTTCGTGCATCATTACATTATCAGGGTTAAATACTTGCGGTTTAACATTGTTACTCGCAAAATGTTGCAAATTTAATTTTAATTTTTGTGTTTGTTCCATTTAAATGCCTCCGTTAATTTTTAATAATTCTTTTTTGTCTAGCTATTTCAGCTAAGTTTTGCGGTTTATTTTTAGTCGAGTGATTAAATGAATCTCCACCAGTCAATGGCGATTGTCTAGCGTTAATCTTAACCGCTTCATTAACCGCTTTTTTTACTGCATTAGAAAAAGCTTCAACATTCAATTTAGTTTGTTCAGCAGTATCTGTTACAACTAAATTAACAACCTCATCTGATGAATCAACTTCCGCTTCGCTTAACATTTTCCTTGCTTCTGAACGCATTTCATTTAATTGTTTTTCTGAGCGTAATTGCTCCAGCTCTTTTTCCATTTGCTCGCGTTCATATTCATCTTTTTGATCCTTGTTCATTTTCGCTAATTTAGCAGCTTCTTTAGCAGCTTCTTCTGCTTTTTCTCTTGCATACTCATCAGCTTTTTTCTTTTCGTGGGCTACACGACGTTCAAGTATTTCATCAACTTTCTTTTGTTGCTCTGGCGTGAAAGTTATTTCAGTACCTTCGTCATTTTCTTTATTATCAGGATCTCTTTTTTTACCATCTCCACCTGGTTCATCCGGATCATCTGATTGGTCTGCAAAAAATTGCAAATTAAACTTAAGTTTATTTTCTTCCATGAGATATACCTCCATTTATAGTCTGTCGACTGTTTTTCCATGCGTGCTTTTTATGTCATCAGCACGTTTTGGACATAAAAAATAGCCAACACAATTAAGTGCTAGCTATTAAAAGAGTGGTTCGTTATATTTCGGTTTTTCTTTATTGGCTAATACTGCCGACCTTACGCTGTCTAAGTTTGCATCAATAATAACTGTTTCGTTTCGCTTTTGTAACTCTTTACGTATACCTTTTAACTCTCTTGCTATGTCTCTAAGGTATTTGTCAGTATTGCTCATACCAATATCCTCCAAACACTTAATTTACTATCATACAATGCTAACTTGCCTTTAAAAACTTTTACTTTTAAATCAATCATCGCTTTTCACTTTTCCTCCAAAGTATTTTGTTTGTCGTTTTTTGTTTGGTTTTTTCGGCCACATAGATTTAGGTAGTAATGCACAATCTGAACGACAATTGATATGCATAGGGTAGAAATTAACACCAATTTTAGCGTCTTTAACTTTGAATATTTCTCCATTAAGCCCCTTGCATACTTTAGTTGTTCTACTATCAATTTTTGCAATATACATATAATATCCTTCCGGTGAAATTTCTTTCATGCTGTCAATACTTGATTGTGCGTGAACACGTGCCGATTCCGTATAAAGCAATGATTTAATTGCTGCAGTCTTTTGTCTTGCTGTGCCTTCGAATTTGTTTAGGTGCTTGCGCATATCTTTAACATATTCATTTGGATGTCGACCTCTAATAACCACATTAGCAATTATTTCTTCTACTTCTTGTTTCATCGCTTCAGTATTAGTCCATAATCGCTCTGACCAAACGACACCATGAAATTGTGTATCAACGATTGTATCTATAACTTCTTTAGCTACTTGTACACCTTCACCTAAAATACCTGCTTGATCACTGAACACACGATAAGCTGTTGATTCGAAATATTCCCTCATAGATAATTCAGTTTGAGCTGTTGCATAAGCAATTAAGAATTCGATTTGAATCTTTAACATCTGTTCTCTAGATACATACATTTTCGTGTTATACTTCTTTAATTCTTCATTTGCTCTATCGCTAAAGTCCTTGTTTTCGACCAATCTTTTTGCTTCTTCTTGAAACGCTTTTACATCGAACTCATCAATAATCTTTTGTGCTTCTTGTAATGTAACGCCTGCAAAATCTCCGTACTTAACAATAAACGCATTGATTTCTTTTTCAATGCGCTTAATCATCATATTCAATATACGTTCTATTTCTTCAGCTTTAGTTTTATCTCGCTTTAACTCATTCTCGATTGCTTTGCGTCCGCGTTCTTCCCAATATTCTTGAGTGTTTTTGTTAGGCAATTACAATCATTCCTTTTTATCAACAGTATCTTTTGTATCATCATCTTGTTCGTCATCATTGATGTCTCTAGGGTCTTTATAAATACCTTTTTGAGCTTTTTTAATAGATTCTTTCTCATCTTCTTCTATTTTCTTGACTTCCAATTCAGGGTCTTGGAAGAACGAGAATAGAGACATTAAAGTTGTTTGGCTAATCTTCCCACCAGAATCAATATAAGCTTTTAATTCTTCGATTAATGATTTAGGTAAGTTTCTGTTGTATACGTATCTAACAGTATTGAAATCTTTGTTAGCGTCAATCGACCGTGTATTTTTAAGTATTGTCTCTAACAACTTAGCACGACGTCTTAACCCTTTAGTGAACAATCCTTCTTTAGTTTTAGTACGTTGTTCTAATCCGAATAATTTGTATTTCATTGCCTCGCCCGATTGAGTGCCACTAAAGTTATCATCTTTCATATTAGGTGTATTGGTAAACATGTGTATATCACTGTTTAAACGGTCTTTATAAGCTTCTGTACCTTGTACATCGTATTGTTTATAAATATAACCGCCGTCAACTGAACCTTCTGTTTCGATACCTGTATCCCTATTCTCATAAACGGTTGGCTCTAAAAATAACACGTTAGCTTCCTTTTGTTTTCTAACTTCTACAGGATCTAAATTTAAATTACCTTTAATAAGTAACATAGCGTCATTTAAATCACTCATATAGTTAGCAGTATCTGATTCAGCATTATCATACAAATCAATTAAAGTGATTACTTTCTCATAATCCCCTTTTCTTCTTTCGTTGTTGCTAAATTCTGTAATAGGCATACGTTCGAAAGAGTGTGATTCAAAACTGTTTTCACGTGGTGTGAGCTTCAATCCACTTGTTCTACTGGTAAGATATCTATAAACACCGTGTGAAGTGAATAAATCAACAGTAAACACTTCGTCTTCGTCAGTCTTGTCTATTGGTTTAGTTCTTAAATATCTAACGCCTGCGATACTATTACGTTCAACTGTGTTGTCATATATGATAAAAGTGCTCATCGCATCACTCTTGTATAAACGCGTTTCATCATCTTGATTTCTAATCATCAACTCATAAGCTTTACCATAAATTGACAAATCTAATCCTAAAGATCTATTGTGTGACTCAACATCATTCAAATCATTGAACGCCTCAATAGCTTCTAATACATCTTTGTCATCATCTTGGTATTGAATTGGATTGCCTAAGAAATAACCGTTAATAAAATCGCTAATATAAGATGCGTAATCATGAGCTACACGGTTGTCTGCCATGTACTCTTCTTTGCGTCGTGTTAACTCAACTAAGTTCTTAGTTTTACCTTCGTAATAATCACTTAACACTTTCAATCTAGGTCGTTGGTAATCCATGTGATGTTCAATGTATTTACTTACTTCATTAATGTTTTGTAATAAATCAGACTCTGTCCCGTCATATGTGTAAACAACATTAGCTTCATCGTTAAACAAGTAATTTCTGTTTTCTCGTAAATCAGTATCCGTTTCAAATTCGTTTGCCTTTAACATTTGTTCCCTCCTATAATCCTAGAGATTTAATTACTTTTGTTTTGCTTTCTATATTCTTTTTACGTTTTTTACGTACGATATGATATTTCTCAAGACTATAACGCAATGCATCGATAATATGGTTATTAGCATCTATAGGCTTGTTCAACCACTTACCATCATTATCTTGGTCAAATGTATAAGTGTTGAACTCTTCAATAGCGTGTTCACATGATGGGTGTATAATAACTTCAAAGCCTTGAATGAATTGAATGCCTGGTAAAATAGTATTAGCGCCTTTCAACGCTTTTCTTATACCTTTAATCCCTTTAGATTTCAATTCACTGATCACTCTATCTCCACCAGCCCCATAATCAGCTGCAATATCTACATCACCTAATCCTTTTTTAATAAGCATTTGTTTTATATCATCAGTTAACATCGCTTTTTTATAGTGTTCATCATAGATGAATAACTTTTTGTTTTTTAAATCTACAACCGTACTAACAACTGTTGTAGGGTCTTGACTAAATCCAAAATCCATTCCGTGAGTTATTTCTTGCGTTCTTTTAAACTCCTCAAACCAATCAAAGTCTTCCACTTTAAAATTATCGAATACAAGCCCCTCTGCAACACCCCAATCTCCATCACAAACGATTCTTGCACGTCTAGGATTCTTTATATACAAATCTTCATATCGTTCAATATCGACTTTATCTAGCCATTCATTAACTCTATAAGTTGTTGTATCTGAAAAAGTATTGTTTAATTTTGTTTCTTCATCAAAAAATGTAGGCTTCAACCAATGTCTTTCCGACCACGGGTTAAAAGTGACTGTGATTTGCTTGAAAAATTCCGGACTATCGTAGCTACCACGTATTGACTCAACAACAGTGCTAAACTTAGCGAATGTTTCTATTTGATAAGCCTCTTCAAACCAAGCCCAACACAAAATGCCTGTATCAACAGTAATCGATGTTATTTTCAATGGGTCGTCTAAACCTCTAAACAGTATTTTTTGTCCAGTAGGTTTATACGTTATTTCCGGCAAACTTTCGTTGAATTTAAATAAGTGAGCAACGCCTAATTGGTTAGTTGCCCACTTTAAATCTGTATACGTTGATTGTTTGTTAGTGTTGCTAAATCTTCTGACTACAAGTATATTTGCCCAATCATATTTCATTATTCGATAAATGAGATTAATAGCGGTAGTTTTACTTTTCTTGCTACCCCTTGAACCTTTAACAACACGGTAAAAGTTTTTGTTGTGCCAAAACTTATTGTAGCCACCACCGATTTTATTTTTTAGATCAAGTATTTCATACATGACTAATCATCTTCCGGAATATTATCAACAAACATCGGTATTTTGTGGTCGACTTCTTGTTTGTCTGTAAATAATTTGTGATGTCTACCTAACATCTCTAAGGCTTTGTTTTGGTCACTTATTTTAGGTGACTTAGTAACAAGTTGTATGTGTTCATCGTATACTAATTGCATTTTGCCAGTATCCGGATTCTCTTTATAGTCTCCAGTTTTTGTTACGACAGCTTCAACTTCCGTGTGTTCTCCTCTAGCTGTTCTAGTTAGCCTATACAACACTTCTTTACCTGACATAATATTCTCGTCAAAGAGTTTTGTTTCAACCTCCTTGATATAATTCTGAATTTCAACATTCTTCAACATACGCTGTCCTTGTGAGTACGCCGTCTTTTCGCTATATCCGGCATGCACAGCTGACTTAGTAGCATTGCCATAACATTCAGTACCAGGTATTGTATATACTTCTGCAAACAAACGTTGCTTTTTAGTTAATTTGTTCATTTCATTTACCACCAACTCTCGCGCTATACGCTTTTTAAAATTAAAAAAGGGATTGGCTATAATCAGCCAACCCACATAGATCCTTTATTCCTAATTGCGATAAGGGAAACGCAGTAAGATAGTCAATATCCTACACTATCATAATATCTCATTTTAGGTATCAAAAACTGCCACTTTACTGCCAATTTCACTCTTCCCCTAACTCTTCCGCCAATCTAGATATGATTTTCCTTTTGATTCTATGAGCAGTTCTATCAGAAATGTGTATGTCATCACAAACTTTCACTAATTCCTTTTTATTAAAATAATACTCTTGAATGAATTCGCGTTCTTTCCTACTTGATGTGTTGATTATACGTTCAATAGCGCTCTTAAACTCAAGGATTTTACCTCTTCGTATACTACAAAGATAATTAGTTACTGCCATTTCTGTTTTCGATGTATTAGACGGTACAAACTCCCCGCCTATATTTGTATCTGTTGGAATCCATGGCGTCATTATTTCACTTCTTAAATCTTCGAGTTGCTTATGATAATTAGGATAATCACACAACTCATCTTCTAACTTTCGAACTGTTGATAATTTTAATCCATATTTCTTTTTAGTCATGAATACCCTCCATACAAATATTTTTAATCTTCAAAATGTCTCAATCTACTTCTTAATATCTCTATCTCCCGCTCTTTAACTTTCACATCGCCTTTTAACTGTTCAGCTTGCAACATCACACCAAACAATAAGATGACTAGTAATATAATTGCTATGACTAACCACATCATCTACTCCGTCACCTCCGCCCTCATCAAATCTGACTGATCGCTCAACTTCGCGAAGTCACTCGGCACCTCTACATCATCATTAGCCGTCATCATAATATATACTTGCTCAGTTACATACTTACCTAGCTCATACATTGCTAATAAGAATATTAGTCTTAATATTTGTTTAATCATTGTTTATCTACCTTCTTTACTTCGTATAAGACCGGATATAAATTTAAAAAGTGTATTCTATAACCAATCGTTTTAACTTCTACTTTGTCGCCTACTTTTAACCTAGCTTGTATGTCTGCGCTATCAAATTTCTTTTTGAATAATAAGTCGGAGTTTTCAATGACTTGTTTGTTGTCTAATACAATATAGAACTTGTCTTCTTTATCTTGTCTCTTGTTATATTTATCTGTAATAGTTCCTTGGTGCGTTTCTTTGTGTTGGTAACTAGCCACTGTATAGATAGGCAATGTGACAACAAGTAACAATGCGAATATGCCGAATAATGACAGTACTCCAACAATAAAGATATCGAACCAATCCATATTTTTAAGTTTTTTAATCATCGTCTGCCTCCTCGAATGGTTTCATTGTCTCAATGTTAATATCCACCATACCCTCGTTTGGTTCGACTTTTTCAACGTGAAAGATACCAATATTTGATTTGATATCGTTTAAGTTGGTCGCTCCATCAACTGGTTTGTTCCGCACCTCGTACTTCTCTTTTGCTTTTTCTTTACTCTCTGCCTCAATAACTGTAAACGTCTGATTATCTCTAGCCACAGTAATATGTTCATGTGGTCGTCCTGTTGAATCTTTGAATGTTGTGACTAGGTATTGTGTCACTTCCCCAAAACCTCCTTGACTCGATCTAATATGTCTTTATACTCCGCTACTTCCGAAGCCTTTTGCTCCACGTTCTGAAACACACTCGAATTCCTCCACTTGCTTTAGTTCAGGTGTCCATATAGGCACGATAACCAATTGAGCTAGTTTGTCGCCTTCGTTGATTTGATAAGTTCCATATTGTCTTATGGCGTCACTCAAATCGATTTCTCCTTTAATATCAAAAACACCTGGTGTGATATAACCATTCGATGCAATAGCGTCATTCTTGATATTAATCCCTAAATTGCCGTGATATCCCGCGTCTATCTTGCCTGTTTCAATCACTAAATGCGTTTTACTACTTACACCACTACGGCTAGTTAATAGTCCGACATAGCCCTCTGGTATGCTTACAGCTACATCTGTTTTGATCACTGCCTTTTCTTGTGGCTCAAGTACGACAGTTTCAGCTGAGAATATGTCATAACCTGCATCCGTCTTATGATTTCGTTCGGGCATTCTAGCATTTTCTGATAATAGTTTTACTTGTAATGTGTTAGTCATTTTCCTATTCCTCCTCATATTTATAGACAACTTGACCCGTCATAATCCCTACTGCTTCATCAAGTTCAATATCTTCTTTGAGTGCATCTTGCATACATTAGGTAAACCCTCAAGTATTTCATCAAACGCTTGCGCTTTCTTATACACGTCTTCAACCTCTTTTAGTAATCCCTCTGTGTCATTACCGTTATACGCACTAGCACTAATAACGGACTGTTCGATTTTTTCGCGATTATTCATTTGTGTCATCCTCCATAAAAATTTTATTGTTTAATTCCATTCCGAATTTAACTCTTTCATCATCGTTACCGAATTTGTTTATTAAATCTCTTTCAACGCTCTTGCAATACCTATCCCATGCGCTTGCTTTCTTCTCCAGTTCTTTGTTACAATCTCGTAACTTCGCTATAACCCCAATAAGCTCATATCGTTGCTTCTTGTACTCTTCACGATCTTTTAATGCTTTGTGAAGTTTATCTAATAACTTGTTAGAGTTAGTACAAAGATTTTTATATTGTTCATCTGATAAGGTGAACGTCATCTCATAACCTCCAATAGCATCTCATTTTCAAAAATATTTCCAACAATTTCAATAATATCGTCATTTTCACTTAGTAATTCAGTTACATTGCTAAAAGTTATATAAAAGGCTCCTTCTTTAAACTCGATAAAACTTACTTCTCTCGAATAACAATCTTGAACAATATCCCCTTCATAAATCTCCACACCGTGCACATCTTTAAATCCTGTGTATTGTAATAGTTTTACTTCATTGAAACTTTTATAACCTGTTGAAATCAAAATGTACCCACTATTAAAATCGATTTCGTCAATAATACTCATAACTTTTTTATCTTTATCCCAAGCTTTAAATTTCAACATCATACTAGCAACTCCCCATCTTTCCAGATTAACGTCATAGTTAGGCCGTCGTTCAAGATGTAGAATGCTTTGGTAGGGAAAAACGTGTTCTCTAAACGTTCGTTGATACTAATACTTGTGTGTAACGCTGACATATAGACTCCTTCTTGAATCTCATATACCTCTAACAACCTATCAAACTTAGTCTCTTCCGTTACTTCTTTTTCAATATCAACTATGAAGGGGATATCAATTGGAATAAAAATTGACGTCGAACACTTATTTGTATTTGGATGAAAACGAACGAATCCATCACTAAATCCTGTTGAAAAAAATATTTTCCCTTGTGATAGCTCCGGATTTTCTCGCGCCCATTTAATTAACTCGTCTAATAGCATTTCTTTTTTAACTTTGATTTTCATTGTTTCCATCTCCTCTAAAATAAAGTTAGTTGCTTCTGTTCCTCGTATTCCAAACCATGTTGCTTTATATATGTTTCAAGCTCTTCCGCTGTATCAAATGTCTTTTTCACACCTTGCCAATCTGGTACGATATGCCCGTGAAAGTAATAAGTGCCGTTTACTACATGAATATGTGCCACTCGTTCGTTATCCTGATACAGATATCTCTTAAATCCAAAGAATTGATTTAGGTATTCTTTGCGTGCGTTATCTGTCATGATCTACTTCTTAACTTTCACGAATATGTCGTTTTCCAACAGGTAGCACGCATAACGTCCTCTTGGATGTTTCTGAGGTACATTAAACAAGTGTGGCTTCTTTCTTCTTAGCTCAGCCTCTCTCTTTCGCTTTCTTTCCAATTTGCGTTCGAGTCTAGCTTGTTCCAGTCTTTCTATTGTTTTCTTTTCTCTGTACTCGCTTAAACGCGTACCTTCTGGTGCGTCCATTGCTTCATGTAGTTCCCAACCGTCTTTTACTCTCTTAGAAACCATTCCAGCGGTTATACCGTGACTTTCTATTAATTCCATTTCAAATTTACTGAACCTATAAGGTTTATCGTTTATTGTTACAATCCTTGCTTTTCTCGCCATTTATTCCACCTCTTATATTTCTTCTATTCGTATGATTATTTTGGGCTCAATTCCATAACGCTTTGAGCTAGTTATTTCTGCAATTTGATTGTCATCTTTCCACAAATAATTGTTACAAGCGTCTAGAACTGTCTTCATCAAATTATCGATATCTGGTTTAGTTACTTTTAATTGTCCAATCGCTTGAGTTTTCTTTTTCTTCGACCATGATTTAGGTGGAGTAAAGTAAAACTCTAATTCAATTTTTAATGCATTTTCTAGATTTAGCTTTGGCATTTGATTTTGTAAATATTTTTTATGTTCTGTATATTTTGTAGGCATATATGTGTGTGCATATCTACCTTTTGTGCTAAAACGCGGTCGAGGCGAGCCCATAGGTGCCTCGAAAGTTTCGTTAAATTTAATTTCTATCTCCATGTAATCCCTCATATATATTCAAATAAGCTTGTTTGGTGTCCTAACTCCATTTGTTCATTATCAATAAGTGTTTTTAATTCATAATCATCTAAGTACCAACGTCGACCATTGAATTTTGTGTGTTTTAATCCAACAACTAAATGCCGTCCATCTTTAAAATGTGGTGTAACTGAAAACATTTTGTTGCCGTCATGATCAAATAGATAGTATTTATCAAATGCATCCATTTTCAATCACTCCCATTTGCTATTTAGACGCTTAATAAAAGCTTCTCTGTCTTTCTCAAGGTTTTCATCTACTTCCGGCGTTTTCGTTTCTCTCGTGCTGTCTGTGAGCCATTTGGGTGTTTTTTCTTTTGATTGTTTAACGAAAGGTTTATAATTTTGTTTTTTGCTTTCAAGTTGTTGCTTTTCAAATGCACGTACTTGTTCAATAGATTTCAAGTTTGCATTAAGCCATGTATTCAAAATGCTTTTAGCATATCCCCAAGTAACTTTGTTTCTGTCTTTAGCGATTTTAAGTGATGCGGTAACTATTTCATCTGAATCATTTTCAAATGAATCAAGATAATAATTTAAATCGTCTAAATTGTAAGAAGTTATGAAACCGAATCCGTTATCTTGGAAGAAGTCGAAGGCGGTTGTCTTCTTCTTCTCATTATTCACATTCTTTTCATTATTATCTTTATTATCATTATTGTTTGTGTTGGTTTGATGTTGTTTTGATGTTGGGTTGATGTTTGACTGATGTTGTTTTGATGTTGGTTTGATGTCGTTTTGATGTTGGTTCCTGCCCTGCTCACTTTGATAAAAGTCATAATTGACAATGGTTATAAGGGTATATTTTGATGTTGTTTTGACTTCTAACATTCCATCACTCTCGAGTAAGTCAAGGAAGGTTTTCACTTTAAATCGTGACCAGTTAAAAAGGTCAGACAAGGTCAAAATCGATGTTAATCTTTGTCCTCTTTCTACGGTTACAATTTGGTTTCCAATAGGCACTTTTGCCTTTGAATGATTCGCTTCCATGAGTAAATATATCCATGCTTCAAACTTTGAAAATGTTCTCTTTTCTTTAAATAGCCAATGATTTTGAATTGAGCGATCAATACTTATCCAACCAGTCATATACACACCTCACTTTCAAACCGGTTAAATTAGAATGGTAAATCATTGTCATCTATTTCAATCGGACCATTTGCATTCGCAAACGGATTATCTTTTACTGGTTTGTTATTTGAATATTGCGATTGTCCACGTGTTTGTTGTACTTGTTGTTGATATAAATCTTGTTGAGTGTCATTTGAGTTCTTCGGTTCTAAAAATTGAATACTATCGGCAACAACTTCCGTAACGTATACACGTTGACCTTCCTTATTTTCATAGTTCCGCGTTTGTAACCTACCATCTACGCCCGCCAACGATCCTTTAGATAGGTATTTATTAACGTTCTCTGCTTGTTTTTTAAATACGATGATATTAATAAAGTCTGCCTCGCGCTCTCCTTGTGCATTCGTAAATGTGCGGTTAACTGCTAATGTGAATGATGCTACATTTACACCACTTTGAGTGGTTCTTAATTCTGGGTCTCTAGTTAAACGACCAACTAATATTGTTCTGTTTAGCATTTATAAACCTCCAACATAAACGGGCGCGCCCGTCACTTTTTGTATTTCACTTTTAATGTATTTTGCATTTGAATTTTGGCTACTTAAATGAACTAAATGTATTTCTTCGAGTCTAGTTAAATCATTTGCTTTCAACATTCCGATAGCATGTTCTAAGCTAAAATGAGACTCCATAATTCTGTTTGCTAATGCGCTGTGTACACTGCCGTTTTTTATGTTTTCTTGCATTTGTTCATAGATATAATTAACTTCTAACATCATGTGCGTAATGCCGTTAAATTTGTATTTCAGATACTTCGTATCAGTAACATACAGGACCTTATAACCTAATGTGCTTTGTAATAAGAAAGCCACAGGCTCGTTAGCATCATGTTCAATGTCAAATGGTAAAATTGACCACGTACCAATTCGTAGCTCTTGCTTTGCCTTAATCGTGCATAAGCGATGACTTTCAAAATCCATAGCTCGTTGTGTTCCAGCAGTCATATAGCTGATTACACCATTGTCGACAAACTGCTTTGTGTACTTTGCATGATCACCATGTTCGTGTGTGATAAGACACCCTGCTATATGTCTTGTTTTATATTTGAAATGCTTTTGAACACGTTCAAATTTTATTCCTGCCTCAAGCAGTAACGTAGTACGTCCATCATTTAAGACGTAGCAGTTACCACTTGAACCAGTTGCTATTGTTTCAATTAAAATGGCTCTTCTTCGCTTTCTTTTTCTGTTGCAGGTTCTTTTATTTCTTCAAAGTCAGATACATCAATAGGCTTATCATTTTCTAATTCTGTGTATTGTGCTTCTTCGAGAACTGGTTGTTCAAAGTCCAATTGTTCTTGATTTGCATTTTCTTCAACTTCTGCGTCTAACACTTCTTTGCGTTGACGTTGTTCGGATTCTTGTGCATATTTGAAAAGATTGCTATCTGTTGATGTGTTGATATAACGTTTAGCAGCTCTATTGATAACTGTTTTTTTAGCCATTTCTTCTTTGAAATTATTATGTGTTTTAGAATTTTGTAATGCTTTTTCATCTTTAATCATTGATGACTGCATCCATGCTTGTTTAATTTGTTCAATAGTCATGACTTCAATATAGTTATCTCGTCCATCATTAAATACGATTGTGCAGTACGCACCGATAATGTTTTCTTTGTCGATGTTAAAGAAGTCTTGTTCGTGTTTAATCGCTTTGATACGTCCTGTTTCTCCCATTTCTTGCTTGAATGTATCGCCTTTATAAATCACTTGAGCAACAACATCTTGAGCACCTGCATCACGTTTTAACATCATTACATTACCGTGATAGCTACGTTGTAACTGCATTTTGTTGCCGTAAGGAATAAAGTAGCATTGATTTTTAGCTGGATTTAAACCTTGCGTTACCATGTCTAATAAGGCATTTGCTTTGCTTGTATCGTTACAACTCATTAATTTGTTATCTTGGCTGATTTGTAACCATGCTTGTTTCATGGCATTACTTGGTGAATAATCATTTGGCAATTCCAAATTGCCTTGTGACTCTAAAACTCTCACTTTGTTTAATACGTTGTCAGATACGTTCTTTTCTTGTACTAATTGTTGTTCAATAGTTTGTAATTTATTATTTTCAGTCATTTTATATAGTCTCCATTCTTAATTTTTTATCTTGTTCATTTACTATCAATTGAATTTGTTGTGATTCTGTTTTGATAAGCTCTGTTACTGATTCAGCATTATCAATAAATATTGGCGCTGTAACTTTAAAATGTTTTGATAGTGTGTTGATGATATCTAAGCCAACATTAATTCTTGAGGCGTTATTTAAACCGCTGTCATACTCGACACCATTAACCGTTGTTGAACATGTTTCTTCTAATTCGCCGTTAACTAAGGTATTGAATAGCTTAAATTCAGCAATATCAAATTCGTTATTGATGTTTTCAGTAAGCATTTTGACTTTTGTTGTTGTAAATTCTTTTAAGATATAAAGGTCATGTGAATACTTTTCTTTTTCATCCAATAATCTGTCTTCTTCATTTCTTAATTCAGAAATAACATCATCTAGATGTTTATTTGATTTTTCGATTGATATTGACACTTCAATTTCTGATTTTTCTTGAGTAAGTTCGCTTATTTTGTCATCTATTCCTGAAACTTTATCTTGAATAGTTTTCCTGATGTTAGAGCGTTTTTGATTAATCTCATTTATCTCTAACATTACTGCTTTGTATTCGTCAGTTTGCGTAACGTCAACGTGAGTTATTTTCAACTTATTAATTTTGTTTTGTATTCTTGCTGAACGCTCTTCTGCTTCGTTGATTTTAATTTGTAAATTATTGTTGTCATCCTCTAATTTCTCGATAATTGGCTTTATTTTCTTGCCCTCTGAAATAATGTGATTGATAGATGTTTGTATTGTTTCTAATTCTTTCGATTTGTTTGCATTGAATTTCTGCAATGCTTTTTCTCTTACCTCACTCACTTGTTCAGCTGGTAACTGTTGACCACAACAACTACATACATTGTCATCAAGATATTCAAATTTTTGATTTTTAGCTTTTTCTAAATCACTTTTTAATCCTTTATGATTTTCTAATAATTGATTACGTCGATTTTCTTCATGTGTAATTTGTTGTTTGTTTTGCTTTAATCTTGTTTTAAGATTCGCAACCGTTCCATTTTCAACGTGTAGCTCATTTGTTAAAGCATGTATTTTGTTCTCATTACTGGCGCTATTATTAGCTTCTATGCGCTTCAATTCTGATTGTTTATCAGCTAATTGGTTACGCAAATTAATTTCTTCTGCACCGTTTTGAATATCTATACGCTCATTTTCAAGTTGCTCAATTTCTTGTTTTATGATTGTGTGTCTATCATTATCGAATTCCGGTACATCCTGCTTATTTTGTTGCGTTTGGTTAATACGTATCGGAATATCTTTGATATCTTTGTTAATCTGTTTTATCTTGTCTGTAAGAATCTTTTTCTTTGTTTCAATTTCGTGATCTCCAAGAATATTATTTAGTTCTTTAAAATCATCATTTGTTTTAATGACATCCTCATCATTGATTGGTTTAGCGATTTCAAACAACAAACTTCTTCGTTTCTTCCAATCTAGTAAGTTAAATGCTTGAGGGTTCGTAATTAACTTGAATACATCTTCATCAATCAGTTCATCAATACGAGCTTTATAATCCTTTACTTTTATTGATTCATCATTGATATATTGTTTCTTCGTTCGACTTCGTGAGTATTCCTTGCGATTCGTTTTTTGATTTATTGTGTATTTAGGATGTGACTCTTTTTTAAAAGTCGTAATTTTTCCGTCGATTTCAAATTCTGCGAAAACAGTCGGAATTAACTCATAATTTTCTTCGTTTTTTTCGTTTAAAGGTACAGGGTTAAATGATTTGGTTGATCCGTCCAAACCTTTATCGAAAAGCAGCCATTGTAATGCGGTTGCTGTTGTAGTCTTGCCAGTCGCATTATTGCCGTATATTTTTGCATCTTTACCGTCAAAGTTAAA